TGGAACAAATGCAGGTGGTGCAGGTGTACCAGGTGCTGCAGGAACAACTAACACTGGTGGTGGCGGTGGTGGTGGTTCAGGAAGATCTAGTGGTTGTGGATCAGACGGTGGAAATGGTGGCTCTGGTATAGTAATAATAAGGTATAGATTTCAATAATTATGACAAGTACAATTAAAGTAAATACGATAACAACAGAATCAGGATCTACATTAACTTTAGGTGAATCTGGTAAAACAGTAACACTTGCATCAGGTGCATCGCAATCAGGTTTTGGTAGAGAAGGTTCTGTTGATTGGCAAACAGGTTCAATTAAAACTTCTACATTCACTGCGGCTAGTGGTGAAGGTTATTTTATAAATGCAAGTGGTGCTATAACTATGAATTTACCAGCAGGGACTGCTGGAGCTATTGTTGCAGTTTCTGACTATGCAAGAAATTTTGCTACCCACAATTTAACAATAGCGGCTAATGGGTCAAATCTTATTGGAGGAAGACCTGGTGATGCAACGTTAAATGTAAATGGTCAAGCAGCCACATTTGTTTATGTAGATGACACTAAAGGTTGGGTTAATGTTCAAAATGCAGAAGATACAGAACAAGGTGCAACAGGTTTAATTGAAGCGACAGGCGGAACAGAGACAGAATCTGGCAATTGTAAAATTCACACATTTACAGGTCCAGGTACTTTTACTGTATCAAGAATTGCAACTACTTGCGCCCCAACTAATAATTTAGTTTCATATATGGTCGTAGCCGGAGGTGGTGGCGGTGGTAAAGAAGGAGGAGGTGGTGGAGCTGGAGGCTATAGAGAGGTTGTTAGTCCAAGTGCTCCTTATACAGGTTCACCAACTCAAGGGTTCTCAACACCTGGTAATAGAATTACTGTAACAGCTACAGCTTTTCCAATAACAGTTGGAGCTGGTGGTGCAGGAGGTACAGGAGGTAAAGGTTGCACTGGATCTAATTCAATTTTTTCAACCATAACTGCTGCAGGAGGTGGATTTGGTGGATCTAAAAATCCTGCTAATCCCCAACAAGGAGATAATGGAGGATCTGGTGGTGGAAACGGTAGAGATGCAGGTTGTGGAACAGGAGGAACAGGAAATACACCACCTGTAACTCCAGCACAAGGGACTAATGGTGGAGGTGTTCCAGGAACAAGTGCATTTGATGGTGGTGGAGGTGGTGGAGCAACAGCGGCTGGTGGGGCTGGTGCATCGCAAGATGGTGGAGACGGTGGTGCAGGAGCAACAAGTTCAATTAATGCAACTCCGACTGCAAGAGCAGGCGGTGGAGGTGGTGGTTCTGATGAAACACACGCTGGTTCAGGTGGAACTGGTGGAGGTGGTGCTGGAGCCAACACAGGTAGTGGAACCACGACAGGAACAGCGGGAACAGCTAACACCGGAGGTGGTGGTGGAGGTGGTGGTTCTGGTAGTCCAGGAGCAGGTGGATCTGGTGGTTCAGGTATAGTAGTAATAAGGTATAAATTTCAATAGGTAAATTATGAGTGAAATAAAAGTAAATAAAATTAGTCCCAGAACAGCGTGTGGTACAACTACATTAGGAGATAGTGGAGATACATTCACAATTCCTAGTGGCGTAACAATTACTAACAATGGAACGCAAACAGGTTTTGGTAGAACAGGAGCTGTTGATTGGCAGACAACTATTAAAACAGGAGATTTTACTGCTGTAAGTGGCGAGGGTTATTTTATTAACACTTCATCAGGAGCTGTAGAAATGACACTTCCATCATCACCTAGCGCGGGAGACATCGTAGCAGTGAAAGATTATGGACTTACTTTTGATACAAATAATTTAACAATAAATAGAAACAGTCAACCAATAGGCGGACAAGCTAGCAATGGAATTTTAGAGACAGAAGGAATTGCGGTTACTTTAGTTTACGCAGATTCAACAAAAGGTTGGCAAGTTACAGAGTCTGGATTACAATCAGAGTCTGGAACACCTCAATTTATTGTAGCCACAGGTGGAACAGTAACTGAATCAGGAAATTTTAAAATTCATACATTTACAGGTCCAGGAACTTTTTCAGTAACAAAATTAGGAAATGTAGCTGGATCAACCACGGTTGATTATTTAGTTGTGGCAGGCGGTGGATCTGGTGGTTCTAACGGCGGAGGTGGTGGTGGCGCTGGTGGTTATAGAGAATCATCTGGTGCTGCTTCTGGTTGTTATTCGAGAAGTCCATTAGGGGCTTGTGTTTCTGCTTTACCTGTTTGTGCCCAAGCTTATCCGATAACAGTGGGATCAGGAGGCACTGCAGCAGCAGCTACGCCTTCTAGTGGAAGTAGAGGAACAAGTGGTGGAACTTCAACTTTTTCAACAATTACATCAGCTGGTGGTGGAGCAGGAGGAGGATTTTTTTGTGGTAGTCCTTTGATACCAGGAAATTCACCTGGAGCTGCCGGAGGATCTGGTGGTGGAGGAGGTGCTCAAAACCCTGGAATTAGTACCCCAGGAGGAGCTGGTAATACACCTCCAGTTAGTCCACCTCAAGGTAAGTCAGGAGGTACTGGATTACATTGCGGAGGAAATTATGTTCTCGGTGGTGGAGCTGGTGGCGCAACAGCTTGTGGCGGAAATCAATCTAACCCTAAAGGTGGAGATGGTGGAGCAGCTGCAACAAGTTCAATTAATGGAACTCCAACAGCGAGAGCTGGTGGTGCTGGTGGTGCTGGTTTTAATCCACGGCCTGCTGGAACACCGGGAGGAGGTGGAGCAGGAATAAGTGCTGGAGCTCCCCCTGCACCTACAACAGATGGAACCGCAGGAACTGCAAATACTGGTGGCGGTGGTGGAGCCGGATCACATCCACAAAATTGTGGTGCAAATGGTGGGTCCGGTATAGTAATAATAAGGTATAAATTTCAATAGTTGAATGGTAATTAAAATTAATATATAAGGGGAAACATTATGGCACATTTTGCAAAACTAGGAGCTAACGGAAAAGTTATTCAAGTGTTAACACTTGATAATAAAGACATGAAAAATGCTGATGGTGTTGAAGATGAATCAGTAGGTCAACAGTATTTAGAACAACATAATAATTGGCCTGCACAGATGTGGATTCAAACATCTTATAACACATCTCAGAACCAACATAAATTAGGTGGCACACCTTTAAGAGGCAATTACGCAGGTATAGGTTATGAATGGGACGAAGATAATCAAATCTTTTGGCCTAAAAAACCTTATGCATCTTGGGTAAAAGATACCACAACTGCATCTTGGAAATCACCTATCGGTGATGCTCCTGCATTAACAGCAGAACAACAATCACAAAACGAAGCTGGCACACATTCTTGGTCTTATGTTTGGAATGAAGAAGGTCAATCCTGGGACTTGACAGACTCAATGGCATAAATTAAAAAGGTATGTGGTATGCAAAAGAAAGTATTATCTGAAATAGCATTATATTATAGTGATGTGGCAATGCCCAAAGATTGGGACATTGACCGAGATAAGTTATCAAATGATATTTTACAATCACAAATTAAAAACATAGAATTTCCGTTTTCACGAACATTCGATATGTTAAGTACTTATATACGAGAGCATATTAATCTCGAATATGGTTTTACTTTAATTAACAAAGAAACGTGGGGTAACATCTATAAACCCGGCGAGACTACAGTTCCATTACTTAATGTTGATCCAGTAGATCTACGTAACTCACCAGACTTTACATTATTATATGGTGTTAAAGTCAAAGATTGTATGGTTAGAATACACTATGAAGATAACAGACGTAAAGGTAGAAGTTGGGATATACCACTTGAAAATAATAAATTTATTATGTTTCCATCAACTTGTATGTATTACCTAACCAATAATCAAAAGGATAGTTTGAATTTTGCACAGACTATAACTTATGAATATATCTAATTATTATTGGTATTTTAGTGGTGTGTTAACACCTAGATTTTGTGATGATGTAATACAATATGCATTGCAGCAGAAAGAGGTATTAGCCAGAACCGGCGGCTATGACAAAAAAGAATTATCAAAAGAAGATGTAAAAAATATACAGAAAAAAAGAAAATCTGATTTGGTATGGCTCAATGATACCTGGATATATAAGGAATTACATCCATACGTACATGAAGCAAACAGAAAAGCTGGTTGGAATTTTGATTGGGAAAGATCTGAATCTTGTCAGTTTACGAAATATAAATTAAATCAATACTACGATTGGCATTGTGATAGTTGGGATAAACCCTATGACAGAAAAGATCCTAATGATCCAGAGCACGGAAGAATTAGAAAACTATCTATGACGTGTCAGTTGACAGATGGATCAGAATATCAAGGTGGTGAGTTAGAATTTGATTTTAGAAACTATGATCCACACATGCGAGATGAATCGAAACATAGAGTACAATGTAAGGAGATATTACCTAAAGGCTCCATCATTGTATTTCCTAGTTTTGTGTGGCATAGAGTTAAACCAGTAACATCAGGCACAAGATATAGTCTTGTGGTATGGCATTTAGGGAGGCCGTTTAAATAATGTTTATAAATAGTTATTTTCCAACTGTAATATGGAGTGAGGAAAAACCAGAGTTTGTAAAATCGTTAAACAAAGCAAGTAATAAATATATTGTTGATGCTCGTAAGAGAGAAAAAGAATATATAAAAAAACACGGTGACTTTGGAAGATCATATCATTCAACACCACTTACAGCTGACAATGATTTTTTAGATTTTAGAAATTATGTTGGTCAAAAATCTTGGGAGTATTTGGATCATCAAGGCTATGACATGTCACAATATCAAACCATGTTTAGTGAGTTATGGGTACAAGAGTTTGCTAAAAAAGGTGGTGGTCATCACTCAGCACATATACATTGGAACCAGCATGTATCAGGTTTTTATTTTTTAAAATGCAGCGATAAAACTTCTTATCCTATATTTCATGAACCAAAGACCGGTGCAAGATGTACAAAATTAAAAATGAGACCAGATATAAAAGGTGTATGGCCAGGTCACGAACAGTTTCATATTCGACCAAAACCTGGAACATTAATTATATTTCCAGGTTATCTAGAACACGAGTATGCGGTGGATCACGGCATAGAACCTTTTAGATTTATACATTGGAACATACAAGCGGTGCCAAAAGAAATGGCAAAAGATGTTTAAAAATAAAAAGTATACAGTTATCCGTCAAGCTATATCAAAAGATCTAGCATCTTTTATTGCAAATTATTTTTGTATGCAAAAACAAGTTTATGATACTTGTAAACAAGCAAGATACTTTTCACCTTTTGAAAATATATTAGGCTATTATGAAGATCCTGTTAATGGACAAATACCAAACACATATTCTGCTTACGGTAATATTGCCATGGAAACATTATTACTTAAGTGTCAACCAGGTATGGAAAAAGCAACAGGATTAAAATTATATCCTGCTTATACGTATGCAAGAATATATAAAAAAGGTGATGAACTTAAAAGACATAAAGATAGATTTTCTTGTGAGATATCTACGACCATGAATCTTGGTGGCGATGATTGGCCAATATATTTAAGTCCCAATGAGAATGTGGGTGCACCAGATGGTAAGAATATTACCGCAGCCAGCAAAGCAAAAGGGGTTAGAGTAGATTTAAAACCTGGAGATATGTTGGTTTATAGAGGTGTAGAGTTAGAACATTGGAGAGAGAAATTTAAAGGCAAAGAATGCGTACAGGTTTTTCTGCATTATAACAATCGTAAGACACCGGGAGCTA